AATGAGTGTTGCTTTAAATGTTGTAAAGAATGGAGTTAAAACAGCTACTACTAGCTTCTCTACTGCCACTGGTGGCTCTGCAAATAATAATAGCTCTAGTTACTCAGGTAGCTCAAACGCTTCCACAGGCTCTGGCTCATCAGGTGGAGGTATAAGCACTTCAAGTTCACCAAGCTCATCAGATCAATTTGCAAGTGCATCAGCTCAAACTAATCAAGTTTTATCTATGTCTAGCACTACAGATAGCTCTAGCAATATAAATGTATCAACTGCACCTATGCCTACATTTGATAACTCTGTGTCTATGGCTATAGCAGATGTACAAGTAAGCAATGTTCAAGGCGAGATTGATACTGCTGTATCAGGTGTAATGACTTCATCAGAAGCAGATCAAATAGCAGATCAAATTATTGCAGATAATATTTCAGAACAACAAGAAGAAAAAGAACAAGAGCAAGAAGATACAGGAAGATATGGAGATGAATCTACCTTAGTAGCATTAATTGGTTATGTACCTGCATTTGATGCATACAAACAGTTATCAATGACTGATGCTGCAACTTGGTATAGTAGCTCTGATATATATACTTCTGCTACACTAGATGATAATACCAGTGCTTTTTATAGTTTAGTAAATGATAATTTAACAGGTTTAAGTCAAATGATGAATGATCAACCTAATATGTGGAGATAACAATGAATTGGTTTGAAAATAAAACAACACAATTAATAGCTTTAGCTGGAATAGTTACTACCCTTGCTGGGTTTGGATATCAAGGTGCTCAATATGTTAATAGATTAGATAACTTAGAAGCACAAATAGGTGGCATAGGTGATACTGAACAAGCACAACAAGCTATTGAAGAACGCTTTGCATCTATAGAAACATCAGTTAAGTTTTTAGAAAAAGAAATAGACAATATAGAAGTGCCTGATCTTACAGAAATTAAAACAGACATAGCTACAATTAAAGCAGACCTTCAAAGTTTAAATAAAGATATTAAGAAATTAGAAGATAAGGATGAAAATCCTTTAAACGGATAATCATATGAAATTTAATTTAATTAAAAATGTAGTAGGTGCTTTAGCTCCTACACTTGGCTCTGCATTAGGTGGACCATTAGGTGGACAAGCAGCATCAGTTATTGCTGGAGTTCTTGGCTGTCAATCAGACCCAAAATCTATTAACAAAGCTATACAAGCAGCGACTCCAGAACAAATGTTAGAGCTTAAAAAAGCTGAACAAAGTTTTGAATTGCAAATGAAAGAACTTGAAGTTGATGTATTTAAGTTAGAAGTAGCAGACAAACAAGATGCTAGAGGTAAGTTTAGCAAAGACTGGACTGCTAGAATTATGGGCATTGCTGTTGTTGGTGGGTTTATGGGTTATATTTTTTTAGTAACTTTACAACCACCAGAACAAAATAGTGAAGCTTTAATTAATTTAGTATTAGGATATTTAGGTGGACTAGCAAGTGCTGTTATATCTTTTTATTTTGGTGCTTCAAATACTCCTGATAAAGACTAATGAATATATCACAAGAAGGATTGTCACTAATTAAAAAATTTGAAGGCTGTGAGCTTGAAGCATATAAATGTGCAGCAGGTGTATGGACTATTGGATATGGCTCAACTAAAGGTGTAAAAGAAGAAGATACTCTTACACAAGAAGAAGCAGATAATTTATTGTTGCATGAAATGCAAGAGTATGAAGGTTATATTAATGACCTAGTAAAAGTTCCTCTTGAGCAAAATCAGTTTGATGCTTTAGTATCTTGGGTATTTAATCTTGGTCCAGCCAATTTAAAAGCATCTACTATGTTAAAATTTTTAAATGCAGGTGATTATCATTTAATCCCAAGTCAAATAAAAAGATGGAATAAAGCTGGAGGAAAAGTTTTAGAAGGTTTAATAAGACGGAGAGAAGCAGAAGCTTTATTATTTGAAAAAAAAGAATGGAGTAAAGTGTAATGCCTTTAGTCAAATATGTTTTTAGACCGGGCATCAATAAAGAAGGCACTAACTACAGTAATGAATATGGTTGGTTTGATGCTGATAAAGTAAGGTTTCGCAAAGGCAAACCTGAAAGAATTGGCGGTTGGGATAAGTTTGCTTCAGGAAATTTTATAGGAACTTGCAGAAAAATATATCCTTACAAAGCTATTGATGGAGATCAGTTTATTATATTAGGCACTCATCAAAAACTTTATGTTCTTAATGGAGATATTTATTACGATATAAATCCTATAAGAGCTACTTCTACTAATGGAGTAGTGTTTGCAGCAACCAATGGCTCATCTATTATTACTGCTACAGATAATGATCATGGAGCAGTTGCAGGAGATTTTGTTACTTTTGCACAAGCGGTTAGCTTAGGTGGATTAATTACTGCTACTGTTTTAAATCAAGAGTATCAAATAGCTTCTGTTGCTACTGCTAATACTTATACATTTATTGCTAAAGATACTGATGGTGCTACTGTTACAGCTAATTCTAGTGATACTGGTAATGGTGGATCAGGAATAGATGGTGTTTATCAAATTAACTCAGGATTAGATGTTTATGTTCGATCTACTGGTTGGGGTGTAAATCCTTGGGGTAATGGAACATGGGGATCAAAAGCTGACTTATCTTTAACTAATCAGTTAAGAACATGGACTATAGATAATTTTGGCGATGATACTATTGCTGCACCCAGAGGTGGACCAATATATTTTTGGGATGAATCAGATGGTTTGTCTGCTAGAGCTACATTACTTTCTGCAGAAACAAATGCAAGTGATGTGCCAACTAATGTAATACAAGTAATGACTTCTGATGTAGATAAACATTGTATTGCTTTTGGATGTAATCCAATAGGCACAACAACTATAGACCCTTTGTTAATAAGATTTTCTGATAGAGAGAGTGCAATAGACTGGACTCCTACAGCAACAAATCAAGCTGGTGGTGTTCAACTATCATCAGGTTCTGAAATTATTGGAGCACTTAGAACAAGACAAGAAATACTTGTATGGACTGATGTAGGCATAGTTTCTATGCGTTTTGTTGGAGAACCATTTATATTTTCATTTACAGAAGTAGCCGAAGGTCCATCTCTTATAGGACCTAATGCTGCAGTAAGTGCTAATAATAGAGTTTATTTCATGGATAGCGGTGGATTTTATTCTTACTCAGGTTCTGCTGAAAAAATACCATGCACAGTATTAGATTATGTTTTATCTGATTTAAACCAAGGTCAAGCATTTAAAGTATTTGCTGCAGTAAACAATATTGCTAATGAGGTTATGTGGTTTTATCCATCAGGAACTAATACAGAAATAGATAAGTATGTTTTATTTAACTATTTAGAAAATGTTTGGAGCATTGGAACAACTGATGATGATTTTATAAGAACAGCATGGGATCAAGCATCAATCTTAGAATATCCTATAGCTGCAAGTAAAAATGATTCAAGCAATCTTAACTATATTTATAACCATGAAAAAGGACATGGCAATGATGGCAGTAACTTTTCAGCATACATAGAATCAAGTGATTTTGACTTAGAGCCAGATGGAGAAAAGTTTACTTTTATATCTAAACTAATACCTGATGTACAGTTTAGAGATCAACAAAGCACAAGTGATAGCGTAACATTTACTATTAGTGGTAGAGACTATCCACTACAAAATTCTACTACATTACAAACTATTGATGTAACNCCTAACTCTACATTTGCTAATACAAGAGCTAGAAGTAGACAAGCTTCTGTTAAAATATCTAATTCATCTAGTGACTATGGTTGGAGAGCAGGTGATCTTAGATTAGAAATTAGACCAGATGGTAAAAGATAATGGCTGATATTAAAACAATAGCTTTACCTTTACCTAGCCAAGAGTTTGATGCTAACAATGAAGCAGTTACACGCAGATTAATAGAACAATCTATAGAAGAAATAAATACAAAGATCACTCAAATTAATAGAATGAAGTCTACTACTATAAGCAAGGCTTATAAACGACATCAATTTTTACTTATGGGAATAAAACATGGCTGATAATCTTAGAGTATTAGGTCAGTTAGACCCAGCAGCTACTACAGTTACTGTGCTATATACAGTTCCAGACATGACACAAACAACAGTTAGTTCTATTGTTGCAGCAAATCGCACGGGTTCTGCTATTACTTTTAGACTAAGTGTTCATGTAAGTGGAGCAACTGCTAATGATAAACAGTATATATACTATGATAAATCAGTAGCAGCCAATGATTCCCTAGCAATAGTTTTAGGTATAACATTAAATCAAACCGATGTTATAAAAGTTTATACAAGTGCAGTCGACATGAGTTTTAATATGTTTGGCTGTGAAACCACAGAGGAAAGGTAACGAATGGATATAAGAAAACAAACACAAAATGTAGCCAATCAAGGTCGTTATGGCGATTCTATGTTAATGCACGTTAACCCAGCAGAAGTGCAGGGTTTAGCATCTATGATGCCTCTTACTCAAAATCCACAAACAGGACAACCTGAAGCATTCTTACCATTCTTAGCTCCACTACTAGGCAGTTATTTAGGAGT